CTGAAGGTCTCCACTTAGGTATTATTATCAACTAAGTGTGTATGATTGGAGCCGTTTACTAATTCGTAAAATTAGCAGTTATCATTCTGTAAAAATGTGAATTTCCACCAATTTTTCTTGTCGGTGGTATTAACTATAACCCTCTATTTTTATTGTAGAGGAGCTAGAGAGCTCTGTGTGCAGACAAGCACATGGTATTTATATAGTTAGTATGGTTGTCAACTTTTCCGTGAAAGTTGAGAAAGTTGCTAGACTTTAAAACTAGTAGTATAGGCCATTTCTATCGGCCTTGCACAAGTAGTGCAGAATTAGGTGTTAGGGTTTATTACCATTTAATCCTTCTCTTTGTGAGTAAATATTTGTTTGTAAATATAAATAAAAAGAAAATATAAAAGGACATCATTCGGAAACTGAACCGTTGATGTATACAAATAAGTTTTAATGTGTAACCTTATTTATGAAGACTGTTGTGGTCGGTTCTAGTAGTGGGTTCGTAGCTGTCCCATGAAAACTCACTCCGTAATTAGTATAGTTTGTAAGTGTCTCACCCTATGTAAACGAAACCCGGAACTTGGAGCTTACACGTGTCGTGTTTGAGCTGCATTTTAATGGAAGTGTATACAGATTGAGAGTTGACTTATGGAAAGACATATATTCTTGGCAGTTCTAGAAAGAATTGAATAGGGGACTTGATAATCCCGATATAATATTGTCCAACTCAGCTACCCCCCCGTTACAAAATTAAACCCATGGTTACAACCATAGCTTTAACTAGTAATATCGAACCAGGTGTAAATTGCCCTGAAGACGCAGTGAAAAGCGTAATATGTGAAGGCGACCACCACTCTGTGGAAGCAAAGAATTCCGTTCTATATTATTCAGTCATTTTCAACGACTGTCTTAAGAATGAGTATTATGAGGTGTGTTTGTGTGAAACACATCTCCCCCATGGTAGAATAAAGGTGTATATATCCCTTACAGATCCCGATGGATTTGTTTCTTATAAGGATCTGGTTAATGAAGGCTGTTTTGTAGAAGTTCAGCTGTATGTGATGAAACGTATAATGAAAAACTTATCTTTGACAATTCGTCGTTCTTTGAGAACGCAAGCTCAAATGGGTCTTGGTGATTTTGATCCAATTGGTATGAAACAGCTTGCTGCTACAATGGGTGACATGAATTTAAGTGCCCAAGATATTATTCACCTTGTTGAGAACAAGGCTGATGGCATGAGAAGTTCTATAGATTGTCTTAGTGGCTCATTGGGAGCAGTATTGAATAATTTAACGCCTATGGTTGATCAGGTGGTTCAATCTGCTACTAATGTTGCCGAAAAAGGAGTCGATATTAATTTTAGCTTTAGTAAGCTTTTCGACTTTCTTGATGATCCTGCTACTGCGGTCTTCTCTTTTGCTCCTGTCTATGT